CTGTTGTTAGCGGCCCCCGACGCCTCCATCGGGGTGGGTTCGAATGTGATAGTTTCGCCGGTTTCCAGTGTCGCCGTAAGTTCCTGTAGCCCACGAACAAGATAGTACGTCTTTGACAACAACGGGTGGCTGATTTGCAACGTGATGTAGTCCATCTCGCCGTCGGGATTTGAGGCCAGCTTACGGCGATAGGCGGCTTCTACAGATTCCTGGCTCATAAATTAACCGTCCACATTAAAATCAATACGAGTGATGTACTTACTACCCCACGCCGAATCCGCTTGGGGTATGGAGGCGTAACCGTCAACAGCCTGAACGTTTATCACGGAGCCGTCTGAATAGGTAATGTCGATGCTTGTTGCGCCGTTCATTGCTACTTTTGCCGATGCCATAGGGCGTGCAGATGGTGATGCGTCAGTTACTATTGGCGACGTGGCAAATGGTGATTTTTCTATTTGCATCGCGCACACTAATATCCCACTAACCCCGTCGCCGACAAATGAGTCACCGGCGGAGTTTTTGTACACCCATGACGCTAAAAGCAGAGAAGACGCACCACCCTGGCGTATAGTTACCGTTTCTGTAAATCGATACCAACCATCGCCAAGCTCTGCTATATCGCTGCCGGGGGCGCCTATGTAAATAACCCCTGTCGATAAGTTAGCAACACAATCCGCGATAAACCCAGCATCATCAGCGGCGCGAAGTCTCGCATAATTATAACCATAGGCCTTAGCAACGTAACTGAGAGTGTATACATCACCCTCCGCAAAAGCGGAAGACACCGATTGATATACGAGATGGCTGCCGTTTGTCTGGGTCGGGACTAGTGAGAACGTACCGCCGTTTAGAAATCCGTCAACTGCGTCAGACACTGTTGCTTTGGTTTTAATCCACGATGCGTCAGATAATTTCGACGATTTAATCAGGATATTACTGGACGCGGATTCCGGCGGCACACGCCCGACAGCAACCCCGTCAATAAACGTAAGGGGCCATTCATTGGCGGCGGACTGTACAAGATTACCATTGCGGTTGATGTAGTAAATCTGCGGCCCGTCGTAAATAATCCGGCTATCAAGCGTGGATGACAGCATGTTAATCGGCGGGTATCCTGCAGGCCCCTCATTGCTCCAGATGCGCGGGAACGTTGTCTCATAGTTAGCATATATTTTCAGGAAACTACCAAGGCAGTCACCATAGCAGCCGTACAAATCCGGCAGATTATTGACAAGGCACTGGTTCTCGAGGTCCTGGAACGGTGATTTCTCAGCGGTTGCCGTGAAAGTAATCGTCCAGTTAATCCCGTCTTCAGTGGACTCCGCAATGGTGGACGTGATTGTCACCTGGTAGTCCTCAATACCCATGCCGAAGTCGTGCGCCATCCAGAAACTCGACGCACCACCGTCGACTTTCTCAAGGAACGACAGAAACGCCTGCCGACCCAGCGCCGATGTAATCAGGGTTACGCTTATCGGGAACACGTCGTAATACGTGTCACGGCCCTGACGCACCCCGCCACCGGCTAAATCTACACTCCAGACGTTGTTGCGTCTGGTCATTGAGTAGCCTTTCGATACCACCGGCTTAAGGCTACGTGGGAAATATAAGTCGCTCATTATTTAAACCCCGGCGCGTTTCTTGTGGCCTTGCGGGCCTTGCTAATCTTACTGTTGCTGTTCTGCAAAGATGCAGCAACTTGCTCTTCTATGATGATACGCAGACGGCCTTCATCATCTTGCTCAGTGGACACGTTGCCAATCTGACTCGATGTATTATTTACAATGGTAACATTAGATGGGCCGGAAGAAGACCCGTTTTGCCCCATAATTTCTTTCATCTGCTGTGCGGTGCGTACACGTGACGCACCAGCGGGCATGATAACTTCTGGTTTACCACGTTCAGCGATGGTGGAAGCCTGCCCGGCTGATAACTGTCCGCCCTGTTCACGTGCGGACCTGATAGCGGAAATCTGCGCCATACCCGCCCCAACGGCAGCGGCGGCAGCTACAGGAGCCAGGAACGGACCAACTACAGGGATAGCCGCTGTGGACTTGTACGCCTCGATAGCCGCGGTGTACGTGGCGATAGTGGCCTGTACGATAGCGAATGCCTTATACGCGCCAGAAGCCTCGCCCAAAGCCGAACCGATGTTTGAAGCCATGTTACCGAAGGCGGTTGCCGTTGCGTCGGCACGCTTCGTAGCATACTGCTCATTGATGGCGTTAAGCGCCGCCTGGTACTGCTTCTCACTAATAAGCCCCTGCTCACGGTACTTATCCGCTACCTCCAGTTTCTGCTGTTCCTGGATGTCGAGAAGCTCAAGCTCAGTAGCGTTCTGACCCATAATCTGTGCCATGAAGTCCTCGCCTTTCTGCTGCTTTTCCTGCTGCTCTTTTCTTTTCTTATCCAGTTCTTCCTGTCTGGCCTGCTCGGCTGTGAGCATAATTTGAGTTTTGGCGTTTTCATACTGCTGCTGGCTTATCGTTCCGGTGCGGTTGAACTCCTCCAGTTTCGCCAGTTTCTGTTCTTCCGCAGCGGTAATGCGCGAAATCTCATCTCCGGTTGTGCGGTCGACAGTAGCCAGGAAATCTTCCGCCGCTTTTTTCTGTCGTTCAGCCGCCGTTTCTTCGCGTTTGGCTTGTGCCGCCAGCCGTTTCTCGTTCGATTTGGCCTCGCGGTCGGCCTTCGCTTTTTCGGTAGCGTCGATGCGAGCGATGTCTTGTTGTGCTTCCGTGTCACGCGCAGCATTATACGCGGCGATCTGTTCTTTGGTGACAGCTTCACGTTTAGCGAACGCCTGCTTATCCAGTTCAGCTTGCGCACGGATACGCTCGCGGTCACTTAAGATAGCGATTTGCTGGTTTTTGACGATAGCTTCGTTCTGTTCCTGGAATCTCTGCGTTGTTGAGTTGACGTTACGACCAAGATTCTTTTGGGCCTCCGCCGCCGCGTTTGCGGACTTCTCCGCGTTCTCCAGTGCCGTGGCGTTCTTGTTGGCATTGTCGGTCAGGCGGATAAGTTCCGGGTTCAACTGTTTTGTATTACCGAGCCAGTCGGTAAACACATCGGCGATGCGACGGGCATTCTCGGCGGTTGGCTCTTTGTTAAACGCACTCTGCGCCGCTATCATCTCCAGCGCCTGGTCACGGTTAACCCCAAACTTACTGCTAAGCTCTGCGATATTCTGCGCCAGCATGTTGACGCCTACGATGTTACCCTCGTAAGTGCCACCGAGTTTTTCTAACGTGTCGCCTACATCCGCACCTTTAGAGACCAATGCATCGTACTGGCTGATAGCTGATGCTGTGGATGCCTTCCATGTCTCCCATGATTCTGCGTCCTCACGAACAGCTTTAGCTGTTTGCTGTGCGATAAGGTCCGCGTTAGCCTTAGCCAGCGCAAGCTGAGTCTCCGCCGCTTCTCTGCTGATTTGGGTAAGCTGGATAAGGCCGTCTGTCAGTTCGAGAGAGCCGGACGCCGTTTGCTGGAAAGTATCTTTTAGCTGTTTCTGTGCGGCTTCGAGGTCTTTTGAACTGCCTTCTGCTTCGGTTAACGATTTATACAGGACACCACCGATTGCTGACGCAAGAGCAATTACGGCCCCAAGCACCGCGCCACCAGGGCCGAAAGCACCCGCAAGCTGAGAGCCTTGTTGCCCGATTGCTACGAATGCAGACGTGCCGGACTGCAACTGGACGACCATGTCCTGCACCTGGAAGCCTACCTGCCCGGCGGCGTTACGGAATTTAGCGAAACCGTCAGAAGCCGCTTTAGACGTAGCGGAGTTTACTTTATTAACATCCGGCGTTAGTTTGTTTACGGATGTGTCCGCACGGTCTGCGGATGCCGCCATAGCGTCAAGCTGTTTAGCGGCTACATCAGCGCCTTCTGTTTTTACTCTGGCAATTAGGGAAGCCGTATCAGCCATCTTCTCTGCCCTCAAATATTCCGTCTAAGCCCATGATAACCTCGGCTTCGAACAAACTTATGCCGTAACCGGCGACATCACGAAACGCTACCAAATCTTGCCATTTGAGCGCATCGCGCGGGATTATAACGATGGTATCATCTGTTTCGCGCTGTAGGAATTTAATGGCACGGTATTTCTCGAACACGTCGATAAGAGAAACGGGGCATTCAGGCCCCGTCGTTTCTTTTATCTGCGGTTCTTTAATCACGCCCATTGCAATCAAAGCCGCCTGGTGGCCCGCCGCGATGTCGTCGAATTGCTTACGTTTGTGGCGGTCGACAAAGCACCATTGCGCAAATTCATACAGCGCTTTTACTTTTCCGAAAGTTTCTCGCGGCTATCGGTGTGGTGCTTAACTACGGCTTCTGCCAGTCCGCTGTACTGGTCAAACAGGTTAGCCAGCGCCTCTTTGCTGAACGGTTCGTCGAACGACCAACCGGTGACGATTTCCACGGCAAGCTGCTTGTTCAGGTCCATCACCCGCCAGCCCTTCTCATCATTATAACGCGCCCAGTTATTCAGTGCCTCGCACTCTTTATCTAAGGGCGCAAGTTCTTCCGTAAGGCGTCGAATTGCCGTTGTGTAGGCGCGGCCTGCACGAACACCCGCATCACAATCAGGGCCAATGACCTGCAGCCATTCGCCGGAGTCTTTACCACTCGGCAGAAGGATAGGCATTTTAGTACCAGCAGCGTGGCGGTCGGCAAAATAAAAATCAGAAAGTTTCATTCTTTAATCCTTTGGTTAAGAGGTTACAGGTTAAGGTTAATGCGCCAGACGGGAACCACCCGCTTTTCGTGTGCGACACTAGGCGCAAACTTATTCTAACACACTACTTGCGCGCCCCAATATAATAGGGTACTATTCACCAGTAACTTACTGAGGGTATAATTATGCGTAAATTAGTATTAGCTCTGGGGTTTATGTCTTTTGCTACTTTTGGAGCCCCGTGCGAACAGGTATTTAGTGAATCTGTTCTTATGACTTCTGGTGTGCTTGATAAAGCCGACCCTACTATTGTAAAGGCATTTAAGGACTCCACAGTCCGTGAATGCGAGGCCGCCGTAGATGTCGGTAAATCGGGCCTACCTCCGCAAGCCGTAACATACACGGTAATACGTTCGGTAGAGAAAACCGGAGACGCGTTTTACAGCCTTCTGACAGCCACCCGTCTGCAAATGGTAATGACTGGATGGGCAATAGGCGCAGAAAGTAAATAGTTGCCTTTATTTAAAGGAATCCACTGTGGTTAAATAGGACAAATCCTAAGCACGAGGAATAAGCATGGCCCGGAAGAAAATAACCGACGAACAGTTACAGGAAGAATTGAACGCCGGTATGAAGAATATCGACATCGCCCGTAAATACGGCATCTCAGACCGCGTTATTCGTATCCGTAAAGCGAAGCTGGCTAAGAAAGGCGTAGGCCACGGGCGCGACGTCAGCCACCTTGTGCCAGATGGCTACAAGATTAAAGGAACGTCGTCACTTGTGGACGAATACGGCAACACTAAGCTGCAATGGGTTAAGACCGACACCGATGCCGAACGTCAGGTCGAGTTGATGAAAGCCGTAATCGAGGGCATGAAGTCAGAGATTACGCCCGTTGCGCCTGTTAAAGCCGTTCGAGCCAAACGCGACGATAAACTGCTCAATCTTTACACTGTATCTGATTTCCATCTCGGTATGCTGGCGTGGGCCGACGAGAGCGGCGACGACTGGGACATAAAGATTGCGGAAGACCTGTTCTCCCGCTGGTTCGATGCGGCGTTTAAGAAAGCACCGGACGCGGGGACAGGTGTTATTAACCTGCTGGGTGACCTTGCGCACTTCGATAGTCTGGATGCCGTTACACCAGCGAGTGGTCATATCCTTGACGCGGACACGCGCTACCAGAAACTTGTCCGCTACATGATTCGTATGGTACGTCGTGTCGTTGATATGGCTCTTGTTAAGCATAAAACTGTTCGCTTGCTTATCGTGCAAGGGAACCACGACGAAAGCGGAATGATTTGGTTAGCTGAGATGTTCAGTACGCTATACGACAACGAGCCTCGTGTGTTCGTCGATACGTCGCCGGATGTTTACAAGATGGTGCAACACGGCAAAACGACGTTGTTCTTCCATCACGGGCATAAGGCACGCTTCGACGCTATCGAACCGGTTATGATTGCCAAGTTCCGCAAAGCGTTCGGTGAGAGTGTTTACAGCTACGCCCACGTAGGCCACCTGCACCACCAGAAGATTGTAGAAAGCCGTAACATGATTGTTGAGCAACACCGCACCTTAGCGGCGAAAGACGCCTACGCCTCGCGCGGCGGATGGATGTCTGGGCGTAGCGCAAACGTAATTACTTATAGCGCCGAATATGGCGAGGTCGCACGTTTAACTATTTCACCGGAGATGCTGGGATGACTTCAAAATACAACCGCACAATGACAAATACTCACGGCAGCACTATGACAGTAGACGTTTATGATGTGCTCCGCGCTTTCGACATCCGCGACCCGGCGTTACAGCACGCATTGAAGAAGCTATTGTGCATGGGTTTACGTGGACACAAGGACACCGGAACCGACTTAGCGGAAGCAATTGAAAGTCTGGAAAAGTTACGGGAGTACAGGAGTAACATTGATGAGTAATAAAAAAGGCCCCTTTCGGGGCCTTAGTTTTATGCGTAGGTGATACGCTGAATAACAATAGACGACTGGTACTGGTTGCCAGTAGCCTGGCCTTCAATGGACTGAGTGATTGACTCAGGTCCGCCAATCTCTGGGGTAACTGCCGTAAGCTCCGCACGTTTCAAACTGAAAGACATAGCCCCGTTTACCCCCGCCAGAATAGAGTTAATCTCTACCTGCTGCTCGTTGATAAACTTCTGAATCATCGCCATGTCATACAGCTTGCCGGAGATGGAGAAGGTGTTAGCCGCGCGGCTACGTTCTACAAACGCTACGTTAGTGTTGCCGAGTTCGAACTGCGCGGATGCGCTGTTGTCGTTGGTGATGGTCAGGCTGTCGCAACGCAACGGCGTATAGCCGTCAAACACAGAAACGTCAACCGAGGAGAATGGCTCATCACCAAACGTGACAGAGGAGAAGTTGGAACCAGACGGCGGCGTAGTAAGAATCTCCTGGCTGCGCCCGATGAACGGGAAGCTACCTGTAACCATCGCGTTAACGGCCTGCTCAACGGTGAAACCGGAAACTTCCACACCTTTGGTTAGTGTGTATGCGTAAGTCCCGCCGCACTGTCCTTTGTACCAGGTGAGAATAGAGAACGTCTTACATGTGTTACCGGTTTCCAGCGTGTCGCCAGTTTTAGCCTTACTAGTTTTTGTCTCGGTGGTCAGGGTGTGTTGGATGCCTGCACCAGTAACAACGGTAGCCGTTACTGCGGTAACAATAAATGGTTTTGCGTTATCGCCTGTTAAGTCGGTAAACGCAATCAGGTCGCCTACCTCAACTCCGTCAGTGATAAAACTGCCGGTAGCGCGTGTGAACGTCTTGCCCGCGGGTGCGACGGTGATCGATAGTCCTGGCAGAGAAACACCGGATTGCCACGTAGAGCCTAAAGCACCTGCCAACCAGTCATCCTGGCTTTTAGAGCTAAGCTCAATTGCGTATTCACCGCTAACCTGTTTGTTACCGGTGCGGATGGATGTAGTTTCACGGCTGCCGTCGAGTTCGTTGGAGGTCAGTGTGTCACGGGTAATGGCAGGAACACCGCCCGTGTTACGTAATGGTGACCAGACCGGGTTAGTCGGTGTTACACCCGGGGTCACTTCCGCCACATAGAATTGCGCGGTATTCGCGCCCTTAAAAGGAGTTGTAGCCATATTCACAGCCTCTTGGTGAATGCTATAAAGTTAATTGACAATGGCCGTTTGGCCCATCCGTTTTCTACAATCAGCGGCCCCAGGCTAACCGATTGAACCTCGGCGCAGATGTCGTTACGTGAAAATGACTTACCTGCTTTAAACGCCGTGTTAAGTAAGTCTGCCATTTTATTGATTTCCGCGCTACCTTTCGCCGATGCGTAGTTAATGTCGACCTGATAAATACCAGAGCGTTGTTCCGTGAAGAACAAATCCGCCTGCTCGGTATCCGCCAGTAACATGTAACTTGCAAGATACGGCGTATCGGTTGACGTCGGCGCGTCGATGTTTTCAAGCGCGACTTTGATGCCGTTGGTGGTTCCGAAGGCCACCAGCGGCACATCAAACGCTTTGGTTAAGTCCTCAAAGTAGCCCATTATTTATACTTCCTCGCTTCTTCTTCCAGCAGTTTATTGAACCGCTGAACGTTAACCCGGACAACACCTTGCGGGGCCTGAAGGGAATACCCGTCTGTGGTTGTTCTGCTGGGTGCTTTCGGCCTCAATGGCCCAACAAATTTAGAGCCTAAGTTAGAAGGACGCTTAGGGCCATGGAAGCCGGTAGCGTAACCCCCGAACTCTATAACTTCCGCATACGGCAGATTATTTGTCAGGGTGAACTCGCTCCAGTCGGGTAAACCAGACACGGTAGAAACCATGGCACTTATTGCGTTCGCCCCGCTAGGGTCAGTACCGCGGCTTGTACCGGAAGCGGGGGTACTGCCAGAGGCCATCCAGTTCATTCGGAACCGGCCTGTATCTACCGGACTCGCCTTTATAATAGCGGAAAACAGCTTGATAGACACCTGACGCATCACCTTCTCGGGGTTCTTCTTCGCCTTTTCCACGAACTTAGAGACATCAAGCGCGAAACTCATTTTCTCACCTGAATAAAGTATGCCACGACATCACCATTAACCATCTTCTTCTCGATGGCTACGACAGACCATTGCCCGCCGTCGAATTGCACCTTGTCTTCCATCTTCGGAACGACACTGCAATCGGCTTTAACAATCACATCACCGGCCTGAATCGTCGTACCGTTTACCAGTCCAGCGTTTACCGGAACCGGAACCGCTTTCAACGGCAACACTTCATCCGCAGACCAGACGTATTCACCGAGAACTTCATCCCACACTTTCGAGCCAGCGCGGACGAGAGATACCGTGCTGCCGAACTTGGTTAGCAGGCGTGTACCCACGCCTTGCATACGTTTACTGAAAGCGGTGCTCATTCTAACCCTCTCTTGGTCGAAAGAATGTTGGCTAATTCCTTACTTGCATCAGACAACCGCTTCTTATAACCGTAACTACGTTTTATTACTAGGCGTTTTTTAACCTCCATTACGCGGCCTCCAGTCTCGAGATAACCAGTAGCGCGGATGGTGCTGTACCCCATGCGGTTACGGTAGCTACTTGCGGGTATACACCACCGAAGTTAGTTCCGACGCTATCCCGCATAATCTGAACGGCAAACGTCTGGCCTGCTGTTGGGTTAATAACGACGCGGGGTTCAATCGGGATTGTTACATCGGCGCTTACCAGTTTCGTGGCAGCTGGTGAGCCGTATTGAGCTCCGTTAAGAAGAATGCGCGATAACAGGATGGACGTGCCGCTGGCCCCTGTGCGCCCCGCCTGTAACTTGATGCGAACGGCGTAGTTGCCAGCGGTGTTAAATGTAACCAGGCCAGCGGCATTAATCATTACCGGGCCGGATGCACTACCCTGCGCAGCGCCGAAAGTTAACTGCAATGCTGTATCTACCGCGGTAGGCGCTTGTATTACGGTAGACGCAGCGCGGAGAACTTCAACCTCTTTAAACCCCGGAGTGGCGTAAATAGGCGAGTCAGCCATCTGCGTCATTACTTCGCGTAATTTCGCGGGGGTGATAAGCCCGGTAGTGTTATCGGGAAGATTCGCTCCGATAAGGGTAAACATCTCTGACTTAGTCTTCGCCATTTTTAACCCCGGTACACGTTAAACGAGAATCCATTGTTAAGCCCACCACACAGTAACGGGCGTAAGGCGTCGTCCGCAGCGGTAATAGAAGTTGTAGTGCCACTGTTGCCGTTGTTGAAGTATGTTACTGTTACCGCACCCTCAACACGCTCAGTCTGCACGGAACGCCCATCTGAGTTAGCCCGAACATCAGTACCCGCCCCGTACGTGGTGGACGCGATTACCTGCGCAAGAATCACCTGTTTTGGGATGGCATTGTTCGATACAGGGAACCCATTCAACGTCACGCCAGTGCGAGGGTATGCAAGAGACTGTTCGGCGGATACACGGCGACCGCACATCTGCGGTTCTGCAAGCCCGACATAAGTAGCACCGTTGCGCAAGGCCGCCTCTGCAGCGGTATCGTCTTCCGGTAGCTCAAGGCCATAATTAGCCGCTAACGCGCGGGCGTCAGCCAGACTAACGTAACTGTCGGCATTCGGGACTATTGCCCCCGTTTCCACGATTAACGGCATAAATTATTCCTCTGATTTCGCCCGGCGCTGGCGGCGTGGTGTCTCTTCTTTAGTCGATTCTACCACGGTGCCTTCTGGTGCGAAACGAGCATCTACCACACGGAACCCCTGACGGTTATACTCGCGCTTCTGCTCGATGGTAATCGGCATTGGTACGTATTTAATTTCCACTTTAATTTCTCCTAGTAAAAAGGGGCCGTAGCCCCTTTGTTTTTACTCCAACCGTATTACTTGTCCGCGTCGGCGATTGCCAGAGTACCGAGGGTGTGTTTGTTCTCAGCAACAGCTTTGTCCCAGTTTGTCGCGGTGAACAGTTCTGCGTCCAGTGGAGATTTACCGCCGTTGGCAACATCCCAGCTATAGCCTTTCAGTTTCAGGCCGAAGCTGTAATCCGCCTGCCAGGTGGTCTGGATGCGGGTGTTACCGTTGCTGGTGTCAATGTTGCTGATAATGTCAGAAGCATTGTCAACGATGATGCCGTTTGCAACTACGGACAGGACCTTAGTCTTGTTCGGAGTACCGGCCCCGTACAGCGCAGGAATGTCAGAGATTACGTAACGCTTGCCGAGAACATCGACAACCATAACGTTACCAGCAACGAACAGCTGGTTTGCGTTAGTCAGCGCTTTATCTACCAGCGTGTGATAAGCAGCACCAGTCATGATGTCGGTAATCAGCAGCTGAGACTGGTCGCCGAATTTAGCGTGGCTGTTGTTCAGCACGTTCAGGGACAGACCCGCGGTTGCAGATACGTCGTTAACCAGCGCGGCCTGACCAGATACCGCCGCAACAGCTGCGCCAACAGCGGTGTTGAGCTGGTCCGCTAACAGTGCGTCAGAGAAGCCTTCGGAAATAGCACGAATCGCGCTTGCCGGGTCTTCGTTAAGCCAGGTCATTTGCGCAGGCTCGAACAGTACCGGTCCGAAGCCGCCAGCGACTTTAACGCCTACATGCTCGCCCTGAGTCAGCGCGGTAGCTGCCTGAGACGCGATAGCGGCGTAACGGTCAACGCGGCGTTTAGCGGAGGCAATCTGGTTAAAGAAAGACTCACGGGAGAAGTCACCGCGCCATGAAGCGGTAGACAGTACAATTGCGCCACCGGAGGCTGCGTTAAACTGGTCAGTTTTCTGGCCAAGCAGTTCGATAGTGGTACCGACGATATCGTCGTTATAAACCTTCATATCTGACAGAGACATATTCTGTTATCCTCGTTTGCCGTATTTGGCGTTAAGTTTTTGCTGGATTACGTCCGCACCACCGGCCCCGCCAGTAGAATTTTTGTTACCGGAAGCCCCGCCGCCGGTTGCTGCATCTGCTTTAATCAGATGCGAAAATGCTTTGTGCTCACGCAGATACTTTTTAAATTGCTCTGCGTCGGTGGTGATGACATTACCGTCTGCACCTGTGAACTTGGTCACAACATCATCGCCGTCAAATTCGGTCTTGACCATCATAGCGATGATATCCGCTGCACTCTCATCAATCAACATGCCAGACAACTGGCTGATAACTGATTTACGTTCTGCGCCGAGGATACGCTCAGCCATTTTGCTAATCTTACCGTCTTTCTCGGCTAGTACGGGCTCATACTGACTACGCAACGTTTTCTCGAATGCCTCAAGTTCGCCGTTCTGTTTCGCGCGTTCCTGTTCGGCTTTCAGCTTCGCATCTGCGGCTTCTTTAGCGGCAGCGGCAGCAGCTTTCTTTTCAGACAAGAGTTTCTCGTTGTTAGCTTTAAGACCTGATACCAGCGCGTCAACTTCTTCTTTGGTAAACGTGGTCTTAGTCTCTTGTTGTTCGATAGTTTCGTCTTTCACTTCTTCGCTCATCAGTATGTCCCCTGGACGTTGGAATCCGGGCCACCCGGATTTACATGTCAAGAATAAATTATTCCAACATACAAGGCAACTATTCCAGAATATTCCTCACATAATCCTGCAACATGAACACTTTCAGCCTTAGCTGCCGTACGCATTCAGCGTTCTGAACGTCGATAGCTAAATCCTCGTCAGCGTCGCTACTTGGCGCTGCCAGTTTGCACGGAGGCTGCATCATCGTCGTATCCGGTAATGGAATTAGCGTTTGCGACGGCGTGGGACTTGAGCAGGACGCGAGCATCGTCGAAAGTGCACACGCTGCGACCCGGCGTTTTAATGTATTTAACAACTTCACGGGTAATCACCTCTGATTTCGTCTTGCCTTCGTTGTCAGCGGCGGCGGCCTTTGATTCGTCCTGCTGCTGCCGTTGTGTTTTCTTCGCTAACTCAGCCTGCGCTTTCTGCTGTTGCTGCGAAACGAGATTCGCCCGGCCTTCGCTCCAGCCGCTGCGATACTGGTAAATGCCGTGGGCGTAAGCCAGGATGATGAAACATGCTCCTGCTACGACAGTTGCTTTAAGATTCATGTTTCCCCTTTCTCGATAAGTAAAGCCCCGCCATAAAGCGGGGCGCTAGTCCTTATCATTTAAACATAGAAACGGCGTAATCTCAGTAAACCAGTTACTTTTTACACAAGCAATAGAGTATGGCCCTTCCGAACGCGTCAGCGTAACTACACTCAGGACTTACGTCCCGCTCCGTTACCTGCCCGCGCCGCGGTCGCTTGTTCATACTTCACAAGCTCAGGTGGAGCTTATCATATTTTTAGTGAAAAGTCAACTATTCGAATAGTTTATTCCAACATTTACAATTCGGTGGAATAACTGGAATACGTAAATAAATAGTTTGCACACCCCAATATAATAGGGTACTATTCAGTTAACTTAAACAGGAGGTGAAAAATGTATGCAATTTGCGAAGTAGTTCAAGAGTTCGATGAAGAGTTCGACGGTGACTTGTGCCGGGTTAAAAAGGTTCTGCAGGTTTTCCCTGACGCAATGTCTGCTTACAAGGCATTAGATATATTTGAACCTGGAAGATACGGGGATTATGACACTGTTCTGAGGGTTGTCCATGAGCAGGATTTAAACACAAGATTCCGTTGAAAACTAAGGCCCCTTAATGGGGCCTTTTATCATTCTGGTTTAGCGACCTTCGCCGCTTTACTGACGGCCTCTACGCCACCGGCATCGGTAACTTTAACGAAGTATTCACCAACTGCATTAACCGTCAGAGACAAGGCCTCTTCCGGGGCGTTTACCACTTCCTTACCGTCTTTGTACCAGGTCAGAGCATACGGTGCTTTACCTGCCTTAACTTCGACAGTGATAGTTGCGCTGCCATCTGTAAGTTCAGTGTCTTTCGGTTGCACAGAGAAATACACGTCACCAGCGTCCGCCAGATACGGAATTTCATAAAGCATACCAGCGGCAGAGAGTGCGATACCTGTCTTGTCTGCGTACGGCATCTCGTCTACAGGTGTACCTAGTACACTTTCATCCTCAACGTAGGTTACGTTCTCACCGGAGCCAGACACACGAGCGTACTGGACTACGCGACGTGACGGCACATCAGTTACTTTGAAAAAGCCCATCATTAATCCCCTTTCAGATAATCAGCAACACGTTTATCGAGTTCCGCCATCTGCTTAAGCGTGAGCGGATTCCCGAAACCATCTACAGATATTACGCGAAACTCTTCCGGCGATATACCGCTGTTACGGAAAATCTTACCGCGAACAGGACCGAGCGCCTGGTCCTGAAACCATGCTGGTTGTTGTTTCAGGAACTCGTAATAGGTGGTGTCTGCGCTTACCTGAGTACCGCCGTCCGCACCCTTAGCCGCACGTTTTGCGCCTTTATCAAGGAAGTCGAACTCTGAACTGATTACCGGTGCAGTGGTACTTCGGCAATTAGGATGGGCTGGTGGCATCGGACCTTTACCGATTTCCCACGTCATTCCGTCTCTGGCCCTGCAAATCGTGCTGGTACGGCTGTCCAAAGTTGACACCCACTCATATTTCTCGATGATGTCGTCGTTCTGGCGGTACGTCTCGTTACGGGCCTCGTTGGATACGTGGGACAGCGCGGTGCGGATTACCGTAGTCGCGTTACGTTCTGAGATGTCGGCTAGTCCACCAGCGCCAACAACATTCTTAACAATCTGCCGTGTGGTTTGACCTTGCACAAAGCCCATCTTAACTCCAGTTACAAGACGTGCTACTTCCGTTTCACCCCAGCCGTCCATCAGCTTAGTGAAATCAACGGGCTTGTCGCTCAATGATAATGGTTGAAACTCGGCAGCGGCCCATACCTGCTCAGCGGTAGGCGTAACAAATTCCGCGTCTATGTTGGCGGTCAGTGTCTTTACGTTCCACTCAGCCTCGTACGCCGCCAGTTCCTTAAGGTCGTCTGTTAGCTTTGTTTGCCAGTCACCCGTAATACCGGTTAGTGCTTCTTCCAGGTCGCGTAACAGTTTATTCAGTCGCGCAGTGCTGCGACCGTCGTCACCGAATAACAGCACCTGCCGTTTGATTTCATCCCTTATCTCCTGAATGAACGGCGTGAGGTCTTTCACTTCACCGGATGCGGTGCGTTGCAGCCATATCTGATGGCTGATTAGGGATGTAAGTAAGCTCATAGATAAACCCTGTGGCGCTAAAGTTAATAGCATACTATAAGAAAGCCCCTTTCGGGGCTATAGGTGAACTTACTGCTGAGTGGTGTCCTGTTGCTGCGCCGACTGCGGAATCTCTCCCGCTACCTGAGCAACAGAACCCAACGGCAGAGGTGCGTCTTCAATAGCGTTCTGAATGTCCTCATCTGTCCAGTCAGTCACACCTGCCTTGCGCAACGCAGCATAGTAAGCGGTGGCGGGTAGCAGGCCAGCGTTAATATCCGCCATCCACTGAGCGCGGTCCTGAGCTGTCATAGGTTGCAGGAAGAATTCCATATTCAGCTTGAACTCAATCTCAGTATCTTCACTAAGCCCAAGCATACCCGCAACCCAGCGCAACGCATCGGTATACGCCATGCTTACATTACGTGCTATTGTTGCCATGACTGACGTGTCGGCGCCGCGTTGCAGCCGTGCCGATTCAGCGGTGATTTGCTGCGTCGGGGTGATAAGCTGCGCGCCAATCTGGATGGCCTGATTCTCTTTATCCAGCATATTCTGTTTGGCGAGGTTAGTTTCCGCCGCCTGAACCAGAAACGCATTGCCGCCGGAGCCGATGTTGTGGCCTGAACGCGACCCCATGCGTATGCCGTGTGGGTTGGCTTCTTTCCACTGCTCCATGCTCATGTTCTCGCCGGGGGCAATGAACAGTGTCGGTTGACCTACTATAAAGCTGGCCTCTTCCACATCGGCCGAATTTCTGAAGTGTCCTATATTTAGCTCAGCTAACGGCAGTAAAGGCGCATCGTCTATAGTGGCGTCGTTGTTGCTTGCGCCGATGAACGTGAACGGAATCACCCCTACAGGAATATTACCGAGTTTCGGGAAGATTTCGATATAGCCTCCTTCCATCAGTGCGCCTTTCTGGTTAAAGCGGTACAGACGCTGGCGATACTGGCCTTCGAAGATGTCAAGGACGCGGTATTGTTCACCATAGTTAGGGCTGAACTCATCCGTGCCGTCGGTGTACTCGTATTCTTCACGCAATACAACCATAACCACACGATTGACCGACCCGACGCGCTGAAGACGCCAGTTGATGATGTTCTCTGCGGTGTAGAAAGCGATTGTCGGGTTAAGTAATCCCTCGTTTTGCTCCGCCATAGTAGCGACTTCTACCGCAGGCGCGTCCACCAGCAAACCGCCACGACCAACAGCATCAATCTCATACAGGGTATCCTGCGCGTGCTGCCACAGACCAACGCCCGACCCATCGCAGTTAGTGGTCAGGTACTCCATCTGAGACGGAATAATCATCTCAGGGTCTTTGCGCATTACGCTACCTACCATGCCGGAAAGCGTTCTTTTGGTGAAGTTATAGCAAATAGCCCCCGCTTCATATTCAGCCTGACGCTGGCGACCGTAAACTGGATCCGGCTCGTTCTTACCGACGTCACGTAAATATGATGTCAGGTCACCAGAAAGTGCGTGGCGTACCTTCTGCCATTTAGGAAAATATTCTTCGTACTGGCGGTGGCGGGTTTTAACGTTCTGCCCTTGCCCTGCGTTAATATTTGCGGAAACCATTTGTTGTCCTCTTAAAGTGCGAAAGTCACCGGGATGTTGATTACTGGTTTGCGAATCGGCATTTCATACGCGATGGGATATGTGGTCCCGTCATTCTGGTGGTCCACACCACCCGATTTATCCGGTTCGCCGTTCTTGTCGTAAGCCTGTTGCTCCAGGCATCGCGCGGTAACCGGGCAAGCCTGCTCATTAATCATGACCATACCAGATTCAAGCGCCTTATTCATCGCCGCTACGCGGTCTTTAACCGGTGGGTTTGTCGATTTAGCGCGCACTTCGAAGCCGGCCTGCTGTAACTGGGCAATATCAGATGTGCTGGCGTTGTTACTTTTACGGTTTTTACCGCTTGCGTCGGGGTACATAACGATATAGTGGCCCTTACTTTTCCAGCGCTCTGTTACGGCTCTCACCACATCGGGCGTATCGGACATATCCACCAACTCGGCGACTGCATGCCAGACTTTGCCACGTTGCACGTAAACTGTACTAGCCATGTGGCCTACGTTAAAGTCCTGCCCGATATACAGAGTCTCGCCTGGTTTTATTGTTTCGCGGCTGCTGTTTTTCCTGCGGTCATAGGCGTAATAGACAGTCCCCGCCGTCAGGTTGACGAACTCGCCGTTGATGTAGGCGTCAATCAACTGACCTGGGTATGTGTCGCGTAACGACTGCACATAATCTTCTGGCAGGAACGGGTTAGACAGGGTGGACGCCTGAATCATCTCGTAGCCTGGATTCTTTTTGACTACCCAGCGGTCATGTACGAAACGGAATCCTTCCGGGGTAGTGAACACGGAAACGGTATTAGCAGGTTTCGGTGTAATAGGTTTATATGTCCGCGGCAACTGGCGGTTACGGGCGATGACTTTGTTCCACGCGTGCTCGGCGTGCTCCATGTTAAGGGTGTCCAACTCGTCGATTTTCGCACGAAACGATTCGTAGCCAACGATTCGTGCTGGATTATCAAGTGTACGCAGAACAAAATCCCCAAATTGTCCGGAAGACGTATAGATTATGTTGTCAGACTTGTTGTATTTGTACCGGATACCCCAGTCGGTGAGCTTTTCTTCCATACGCGGTGCAAGGATGAGGCGCACCAGGTCATAAGTCGGCTCATACATGGCGATGATAGAATCGCTACCACCTTCCATGCTGTCGAGTAGTGCAGAGTTGCACATAACTTCGGATTTACCCGTACCGAAGCCAGCTACGAATGCCGGAAACTTGCAATGCATACCGAGAAACGCGCCTTGCGGCTCCGTTGCCGTGATATTAACGTTCACCGGACACCACCTTAATTGTTACTTCGCTGATTGGCTCGTCGCGTACTTCTTCGGCGACAACTGTTTTATTCAGGCCCAGTTTCGCGGCAGCAAACGTAGCAGAGATGCCCGCGGCCCCCGTTTCAGTGAAGTATGCCTCTTCCAGCGCCTGTGCTGTCTCCCAGGCTTCTGCAAATGCGGGAATCTCACGCAGCCAAAGCTTAATAATCGGGATAGTGACTCCGATGTGTAAGGCGAAGCGGGCCAGTGACGGTGGTTTATCCTGAATCAGCGGGCGTTCGTCACCCTTAGACGTTGGCACAAGCTCCCACGACGTGCGGTCGAAGAACTCGATTAACGCGTCACAGTAGTCCGGGTCCCACAATGCCGCAGAATTACGGGATGATTGATAAAGGCTCTGTTTACCGCGCGGTCGTTTACGGCGACGGTTTGCGCTAACAGCTTCTTCATGTGCAGCTTGTACCACCTCTGGCGATGGCTGCTTAAGTTTCAGCTTCATAGAATCCCCTTGCATATGCGTCTGACCATCAGAGCGCACCAGACGCGCCCTACGCGTCTAAATGGATTATATAAGGGGATTGGGCGGGATGTACAGAAAAGCCCTCCGTAGAGGGCTTGTGGGTTGGTTATTCTGTTATATCGCCGCCGTCTACCAGTGCGATTGGTATTCTCACTTCACCGTTGAATGTTTCGGCATACCAGAACTTTTCACACTGCGTTACGCTGAAAACATCGAGTTCTGACGTAGCCCCTGTTTTCCAGTAGATAGTTAACTTTTTCATTCTCCACTCTCCTCTTTAGCAATACGTTGCTCAGTTTTAGTGATACCACGGCGCGTGAATAACACCGGGCTAGTCTTAACGTGCGTCATCAGACGATTGTTATAAATTACGTGGCGCTCACAATCAACGTCTTTACTGTACTTAGCAATCGTCATTTCGTTGATACCGGTTTGTCGGCATGTCTCCGCCATCGTACCAAATTCTTTAATCAGGTTAGGAATGCTGGTAATCATCCTAAGAAATTCCTCGTTGTCCACATCGCATTCGGATATTTGTTATCGCGGTCCTGCACCACGGCGACCATGTTACCACGTTGCACCAGGCAGAAGTGACGCTGTTGCTCGCCGTTGTAACGGCGCCAGATTGCTTCTTCGATTGCTGCGTTGATGTCGCTGAACATTAGTATCTACCCCACAGAAAACCGACCAATAGCCCAATGAAGTAACTAAGACCAACCAGACTTATAACAACCTCAAGACTCATGCTCTCACCCCACTATCTCATCGCCAAGCCACGCCGTTTCTCGTATATCGTCTACTACACACGCAGCGTGCTCGCGGCTAATCGCAAAAATGTAGAAACTGAACTTCTTCCCATCGGCGTCGATGTGGTTAACCGAGTAAGGTTTCCACAGGACGCCATCGATAACTACCGGCTCAGGCGTGCTCATCTGGCGCCTCAACAAGACAACTCAGCATGTCAGTAATCTCCGTCTCAAGCCGTTTTCCTAACGCCGATTTAGTGCAGTGTTCGGCCCACTCCCCGGATTGCAACAATCCAATCATATTTTCTATGTCAGACGCGATGGCTTGTAGCTCTTTAAACGCCTCTAGAAGTTCTTTATACGCCTCCAGTTGAAACTCACCGTTAATTGACAGTTGCCCGCCTAACGTCTGTTTCTCCGACTCAAGCACCATAATACGGCGCTCGAGCGATGCAATTGTGATTTTAGGCATTGGTGTCACCTTTGTTCAGGTTGAAGCGGTTAATCAGTTCGCGGCGCGTCTCATAAAGCGACTCCACCATTTGCTCGGCTACCGCGATTTTATTATTCAGGACGCACATCACGTGGCTAATGTCTACGCCGCCGTTAACGGCCTCTACCATCATCTTTTCATATTCACGGTCAGTCATTTTTACGCTCTCCCCACATGCGGTTGAGATACTTGTTCTTGTCCGGCCCAGGGAAACTGTTACGTTTCATCAGTTCCTCGCGTGTCGGGAACGGGGTGTGACTCACCTTACGGCCTACTCGTAATGGTTGGCTTACTTGACCTTGTTCGCTCATTCTACAACCTCCCATTTAACGCCGTGGAAACCATCACCGTCATCGTTACCAAAGTCTATGAAAATATGGCAGTCGTCGTCGGAGTCTATATAACCGAAACCAGTAGCTGTCGGGTTGTATACATCATACACTTTACCCTCTGTGACATAGTCAAGGGCGGCTAACCAGAGAATTTTAGCGGCTTTAACTTTCATTTCTTCTCTCCTGCATAAGCTGCTTTCAGTGTCTGCATAGCAGCGAACCAGAACGCATCCGCAGGGATATTGCGGCTCAGGTTACTAACGGCGATACGCGCCATCAGTTGTGCGTCTTTGAATGCTTCGGTATCTGTGATTTTCATTGGAAATTTACGCATAGCAACCGGGTCATTACCCATAGTCCATGCGATACATTTGGCTTCAAGTTCCTCGGTTATTGCGATTGTCTGTACGTTACTCATCTTCTCTACTCCGTTCTCGTTGTCGATGGAGTAAATATAATAGGGTCGTAGGTAATAGTCAACTAGTCATTGCAGAAAATAGATAAAAAAAATCCCGGCTGGGTCAGGGCCGGGATAAAACTGGAGAGCAGAGGTATGGAACAGGAGGTGATTTAAGTATCGTCGGATTAGTCTCAGGTGTCAACCTTTCACCGCGCGCCCGATAGCCTCTGCCTCTTGCCACGGTTTACCGTCGAACAGCGCCAGACGACCGGCAGTACGGCGGCGCAGACCAAGTAACGGTCTGCCGTTCTGGTTGATGAACAGTGTCAGCTTAGCCCGCAGCGTTGCAATATCACCAGAACGCAGTGCCTTACCCGTGCCGGTAGTAGCAGCAATCACACCAGCACCTGCGTTGTATACCAGGTCGCACACTGCATCGAACTGTGCCTGTGTCAATGAATGGTGTGCTGCTGCGTCAACCGCAGCTACGGCCTTAGCCATATCACGATTCAGTAACAGGAGGCCTTGTCCCGGGGTGATGGTCTTGCCTGGCGTTACGTCTGGCCCATAATGACCGTACCCAATAGTCAGGTACTTCTCATTTGGCGTAGCACGATACGCAGTTCCGCGGAATCCCTCGAACGCGGCGGTGAATTTGATGCCATTGTTGCTAATGTTTCTCATAAAGCACCTTCCCGTAATTTATGGTTCGCGAAAACTCCGGTATCGGGGTCGTAGTGTAAAACCTCGCGCAGCTTATCTGCGGTAAGTCCATTATCTGAAATATTTCGAGACACGCTTATGTCCTCCGTATGACAGCCACGCCTGACGAATCTGGCGCAGCGCAACTAATGTGATTAATGTCTCAGGCAGCGTCGGAGACATGCTGCCCTGTAACAGGTGGATACATCCTGCGGCGCAGACAATAGCAGTCAGGATATAGAGCACCCGGCCAAATAGCCCGTCGTCAACGCTGGGATGATACACATTAAACAGCGATGTGCCTCCGATTGCCAGCATACCGCAGAACCAGAATAACTCATTCATCCGGGCCTCCTCGACGTGCGATGTATTCTCCGGCGACGATACCGGACAGACGGGAATAGATAGGCATCCAGAGAATAGCGATAATGAAGCCCAGGCCTGCGATTTCACGGTCGCCCGTGATTCCAAACCATTGAGCTGCGAGAGGTGCGCCAAATACGGCGCAAGTGAAGCCAGTTGCAATAAAGCAGAAGCCGTCGATAGGGCCGGAAATAGCGGACTTATGTTGCCTTAGTCCGATTACCCCTCCGGCTAGTGCGGCAGCGAGAAGCCACCCCGTCACAGTTTCAGTAAATTTATCCAAGATGAATCCTCCAGGTGCGTATTAAGTATGCAGTAACTGGAGGATAGCACGGGTAGGAATTATCCTAATAGTTGTTTGGTAATAATCTTGCCGCCGGTGTCAGGGTCGAACTTCGATGCAACTGCTACACCACCTTGCGCCGAATACCCACATTCCATAGCCGCTAGGGCATAAGGGGCGCCTGAACCAACGGCGGAAAAGCTGTCCGCAATCTGAATAACCAAACTAAGAGCACAATCCCAAGATTTATAGAACTCCACCCTACACAACGTTTCGATGTCTTTAACCCACACCAAGGCAGAGAAATCAAAATCGTAGTGCTTAGGCACTAAAATACTATCGTCCTCCACTAAAAGGATACCAACCCCTGCATCGCCAGCCGCCCCAATAACAACAAATTCGTTCTCGTATATCTTTGTGTCTGTGTTGTAACAGTTACTCCCGCACACAACACGGGTATCACAGGCCATTGTCTTTCCGTCAAACGCGATAGTAGTCATTTATGTCTCCAGATGTATTGTCGTCTCTGTGGTTTCGTCGGAATATCATCGTACCCCAGCGATTTCCAGTAATTAAATAGCCGGTTCGCGATAGCTGCGCGTTCCTTTGTTTTAAACTCACCGAGATTCACGGCCTTTCCGTTCTGGAATCCACAGGCGCGGATAGCTTTACGCCGTTCTTGTATCTCTGGGTACAGCACGTTACGGCGACGCTTGTGTATACGTGTCTTCGCTCTCGGTGACAGCGGCGCAAGGCCGCTTCGTTTCAGGATGTCAGTTGCTAACGACATCACTCCACCCCCTCCACATGTGTAACCGACCCGCAGTTCGCGCACTCGACGTAATCAGGGTACTGGTCTTTGTATTTCTGTAGCTCGGCGTTTACTTCTGCCAGTCTCGACACAAGCCCTTCTATTTCCTTGTCGGCGTCGGCTAGACGTTCCTGGTAATAGTCGTCCAGTTCCTTATAGCTGTCGTACTCTACATAATCGCCGTATGCGTACTCAGCCATCTCAGGCTCTGGCAGGCCCCACGCTTTTACCTCATATCTCTGTACCATATTATCTCTCCTCTCGTTTGTGTAAATGAATAGTAGCCTATTCTATCTTAGTGTGCAAGTAAATTTTATTGGTGTTTGTATTGTTGCATCTCCTGCAATAGCCGCTTCGATTGTTGCGTTTGGTGAAATAGAACAAAAATGAGAAAAATGATACGCTGCTGTGTAGCAGCGTAGGTCACTCAGTAAAATCCCAAACTATTGTTACAGTATAACATAACACTTCTGGTGGCTCGGGTAACGGCATCCAGTGCGTCACGTACTTATCGTAGTTATTCCAGAAAGGCTTTCTCCCGTCATCAGGAACGATGTAATAATCGTGTTGAACTGCGTTATTTAACGTTTCATACACCAGGAACTCTTTATCCGTATACCCATTACCTGGCAGCATCTCACTACACTTAATCCACTCGCCCATAAATCACCCCTTATTCATCACAGCTTGCGCACCAGCTTTCCACGCCCGCCACGCAAGACGCGTCTTAACGTTCAGGTACTCTTTCTTCGAACCCTTGTTAACCGGCAGACCCTCGACTACGGCCCATCGTTCGAATGCTTCTCTCATAACTTAGTCCTCCAGAACTTCGCATTCACTTGCATACACAACTACATACCCCGCGTCACGTTCAATAATGAACATAGCGGAACCGGCGTGTGTAACCTCAAACTCATCTCCTACTGCAACGCCCCAGTAACTAAGCGGCAAATCGTCACCATCGCGCGGGTCCACATAATCAATATCAGTTATACGAATTCTTATTAACGGCAACCTCCCTCAGAGTCGTCGGCACTGGCGCCATGATTCGGCGCCGTGGGTTTATTTAAAGTAGATAGCGAATTTCTTGTAACCCGCAGGCTCATTACGAAGCCCCTTACCGATAGCGAAACGTTGTACGTTGTTAAAATCGTTTCCATCCATACCGTCGGTGCCGAACGTAAAGAAGTTGCGTTTGTTCCCGATAATTACGCGCTCTGAAATATCGATGCCGTAAACTTGTTTGATTGCGGAAACTACGCTTGCGGTCGCTTTGTTCATTTCTAAATTCCTTATGTCTCGTTTCGATAAGTGAATAGTAACCTATTATGTTGGGGTGTGCAAGAGAATAGTTACGTTGCCGTTGTGATTCTTTCGTTTCTTAAAAGAGTACGCAACGCAGTGGGTGGGCGTTAGCCCACCCCAGCGGAGTGAAGTACTCTCTACCTTGCTCACGGCAACTATAGAAACTTTTAATTATCAGTGACTTGGATATTTAGGCGGGATTAACAATAGACTTTGACCCTTCCGAAAGCGTCAGCGGAACTACACTCAAGTGCCTAATGGCACGCGTTGCGTTCCCTGCCGCTCCGCGGTCGCTTGCGATATCTCACAAGCTCAGTGAAGCTTAGCATATTTTCAAGTAAAAGTCAATACCAGTAGCATCTTTTGTATTTTAGTAACTTTGTGTGGTGTTTTGGTTGCTTTTACATTCACGCTATCCTATACTCGGTTTCACCAAACAAACAGGAGATATAAAAATGCAGCATTACATGACACAGAATGAAGTAGCTGAACGTATAGGGGTGACACGTCAGACAATTAATAACTGGTTGCGCAGTGGTAAATTCCCGGATTGTTGTATTAAGGTTATGGGTCGCCGTTTACCAGGAACATTTGACCGTAATAAAGTTGAAGCATGGATTAAGGAGAACGTGAAATGATTGGACGTATGGGTTGTTACTTTGAAAACTGTAAAGTTAAATACTGGTTTAAGTTTGCGTCGGAAATTACTGACAGCGGATTCTATGTGGAAATATGTAAGCCTAATAATTTGTCGGAACCTACGCGCATTATTAAGATGTCAGCAGACGTGTTAAGTAAATGCCGCTTCTATGATTCCGAGCACGCGTGGTTTTCTGGTTGTAAATAAAAGAAACCCCAACGCCAGAACGTCGGGGCTAAAGTACAAATCATCAAAGTAAGCATAAGGATTATACAATGACAAAGTTAATAGTTCCACAGCTACGCCGCCAGAAACACGGCGCTGACTTCTTCGCACCGGTAAAGATGAACCGCGCAATGCGCCGTATGCAGGAAGCCTTAGAACGTGCGGAGAAAAAGAAATGAATATTGTTTTTGCAACGCTGCGTAACACATTCGATAAAAACCCTGTAGCGCGTGAGATGCCGCTCGAGCAGTTTGTGGAGTATGTCTGCGATACATCGAAGCGTTTATCCGTGGACCCGTCATGGACTAAGGAAGAGTACGACGCGGCCAAGATTAAACAGAAAGCTATTGCGCCTGTTGGCGGTCGCCGTAAGAACGCTATTCTGGAAGACAGTGTGGTTAAGTTCGATTTTGACCATCTCAACCGTACTCAGTACCGCGACCTTACCCGCAAATTCAAGAACGCACCGTTCTTCAATATTCTGCATACAACGGCATCGCATCAGCATGTGTGTAAAAACGGTGATTACGCCTTCCGCGTTCTCGTACCGGCTCGCACGCCGTTTAACTCTAACGACGCGTGGATGGTCCAACGGGCTATTTGTGCAGAGTTAGAAATAGATGAAGCCTTGCGTGACCACTGCACGGAAGACGGCAACCGCCTTATCTATCTGCCACATAGAGAGTCAAAGATAACGGTTACAGAAGGGCGCGTTATCCGTGCCGAGCGGTACATCAAGAAAGCCGAAGAGATGGGGTTGAGTAAACGTGAAGTTAAGACACTTGCCGCCGATGAGTATGGGCTTAACGCTGATATAGCGCATTTCTGCGAAGCCGAGCTTGGCCTTGACGCTTTATCTTCCGGGCGCGGGTACGAAGTCCCATGTCCTAACGAACATCTGCATACAGGCAAAGGCTCCACAAGCATCATGCTTGATGGTAAAGAAGTGCGCTTTGTGTGCCAGCATACAAACAACGGCGCTTGCACCGAGCTTAACCGCCGACAGCATTTGGCCCTGCGTATGTGCGGCCTGCCAGACGAGCTTAACGTAGACAAGCAACCTATCAGTATTAACAGCATTCGTGCGGCTCTGCCTGATTTACCGGATGAAGAGATTGAAGAACTGCACCGCACAGAGAACGAGGAGCCTGTAACTTGCACGCTGGAAGACCTTGAAGAAGAGGACGAGTTACCAGAACCGGTAAAGGCTGATTTCGTCGTTGAGGGGTACATGCCGTCGGATTGTATCTGGGATATTGTCGGGGAATCCGGCACGTACAAATCATTCTATACGCTGGGGATGATGTACCTGAGCGCCGCCGGGTACCGGTTTGCGGGGGCTGACACCCAACGTTGCCACCATTTCTATATTGACGGCGAGGGTGGTGCAGCTACACGAACACGTATTGATGCACTCGCGGCTAAATATGGCGAGGAAGGTAAAGATTATGTACATGTCATCGATATGGGCGAAATACTCGCTACGCATGGTGATAAAAAAATTCCAGCTCTAATCCGCAGGATGCGCGAAACCGCAGGGGATGAACCTATTGGCATGGTTGCCTTCGACACCCTTAACCAGACGCTGGCCCTGACGATTGATAAGTTCGACGAGAACAGTTCATCAACGGCAATCGGTATGGGTAAAGTTATCGCCATCCTGAAAGAAGTGCGCGATGCAACTAAAGCCGCTGTCGGTGTCGTTCACCATACTCCGAAGGGCGGAAAGAAAGCCCGCGGCAGTGGAGCATTGTATGCGGGTGTCGACGTGGAACTGACAATCGAACGCGCTACCGACCGTCAGATAAACGTATACCACTCTAAATTTAAGCACGGTCCGCAACAGAAGACGGTTGGCATGGTACTGGAGTCTGTACAGTTCCGTGAAGCACCGCCGCCGAAAGAGTACCGCGCGGTTGAGTTCCTCGGTAGCACAGAGGAATACGGCACAATAGTAAACCTCGACCTGCCTGAGCCGCACAAGGCGCTTGTATTGATGCCGTGGGGCTTCGAGCCATTCAAGACCGACGAGGAGAAAGAGAGGGAAGAAGGGTTAACTAACGAAGGTAAACAAAATGTACGTAAAACCATAGAGAACGCCGTCAACAGTTCCGAGGCCACGATACTCGCGGCGTTTGAACTGGCGGAGGGGACCTACAACGGCAACGAGGGCATCACGGTATCCGCAGCGAATAAGCTCGCGCAGTCTGACCCCAACGCAAAGGCGTTTAACTCCAAAGAAGCCATAGAACGCGGGAAGATTAAGAAAATGGTTGAGGCTGGGTATCTTGTTCCGGGTACTGACGAAAACAATCAGATAATCACAGGCCGTTACAGGCTGAATACCCGGATAACGGATAACAAGATTCCGAAGACACTATACGAACCGAATGAAATGCTGGTGGTGACCGAGGATGATTTGGAATAAGTAAAAAGAAAGGGGCATTAAGCCCCTTCACCGAACGCCAGCCACTTGGCGTCTACTTGTAGCACTTCCGCCAGCTTGAACAGCGTCGCCGGCCGGACGTCCTGAGTTACCCCGAGCGCAAGCTGGTTAATCGCGCCCTGGGAAACGCCAGCCAGGACCGCCAGACGGCGCTGGGAGATGCCGAGTTCTTTACGGCGTTGTTCTACGCGGATACCTAGTTCAGATGGTTGCATGTCAATTATTCCTTAGTCAGTTGATATGTGAATAGTACCATATTAATTATTTTAGAAAAGCCCATTGACACGTGAATAGTTCGCTATTATAGTTAACCCATACCAAACGAGAGGAGAGAAACAAATGTTAGAACAATTCTTAAAATTACTGGAACGTTTCGTAGTTGCACATGAACTGATTGCGGCGAACAGCGTTCGCCGTACGGAACTGCCGAAGGCCATTACTGCGCCGTATGGTAAAGACGCTGACAGCGGTGATGCAGAAACCGCAACAATCGCGACGACAAAAGAACTTCCAGTAGAAGGTGAAGACGTCGTCGACACTAAACCGGCGGAAGAAGAGAAGCCGAAACGCAAGCCGCGTAAAGCTAAGGCGGAGGAGCCAGCACCAGAACCGGAAGAGGATAAAGAAGAAGTCGATTACCAGTCTCTGCGCGACCAGATTCAGGCTATAGACGATGCTATTAACGAAGGCCCGAGCGATGCCGCGTGCGACGACTCTGATGAACTGCTGGAAGAGTTCACCGGCAAGAAGATGAAGATTGCCGCGATTAAAGACGAAGACCTGGCTGAATACCTGGAGCGCCTGACCGCGATTAAGAACAAGTATTTCGAAGAAGAATAATTTATCGGCGGCCTTCGGGCCGCTTTAACAGAGGGTCGGAAATATGATTTACCAACTCTACCGCGGCATCGACCGACGGGATAACACAGAGGCGTTGTGGCTGTTGCGTGCGCCGACAGGTGCACACCAGATGGAGGAGATGGCCTACCTCGGAAAAGTACCGAAGCCGAAAGATATAGGCCGTCACCTGTCGCAGATTAAGCGTACGACTTTCGTTAAAAGTGACTTTTATGTCTTCGAGTCTATGTATAGCTGGGCGATGCATTGCCAGCACAAAACTCGGCATTTAATTGACCAGTGGGAGGTCAGGGTATGATTTTGAAAGAACGCGGTGGCAATAACGATGTGCACGCTCTGCTGTCGCCGTCTGGTGCTAAGAAATGGTTGGCGTGCAGTGCATCGCTGGCATGTGAAAAAGACATTCCTAACACGTCAGGTAAAGCCGCCATATCAGGCACGGCTATGCACACGATATCTGAGATTCACCTGAATCAGTACATCAAAGGAACTGCTTTGCCGTTAGAACGAGAAGTCGGCGCTTACGTGCTGGATGAGGGTAAAGGTCAGATTAAGGCGCTAATCAGTCCGATGAAAGGTGCGGTACTTATTACGGCTGACATGATTGAGCAGGTACGCAAGTACACCGACTACTGCAAAGCGATTATTGACGTGGCGACTTACGCTAAGCTGGAGATGCGCGTAAATCTTACTGAGGTGCTGCATCCGGGTTACGAAGGCGTTGAGACGTTCGGAACCGCCGACCTTGTAGCCGTGCAGGAACTGGCTAACACCGACGGGCACATGCTCATTATCGGTGACCTGAAAACCGGGCGACATCGTGTCGAAGCGAAAGAAAACAAGCAGCTTATGCTTTACGCTCTCGGTGTTTATCGCCGACTCAAGAGACGCTATAACATCACCGTGGTTCGTCTGGTCATCTTCCAGCCGTATGCTGGAGGCGCGTCGGAATGGGACATCTCGGTTGAAGGTCTGGAGCTGTTCGCTAAGTTCGCGCGGAAACGAGCGCTGTTAGCCCTTGATGCTTATTCCCGTGGCAAGAAGAACCTTAAAGCGTCGGACTTCAAGCCGTCGGTAGATGGTTGTCAGTGGTGTCGTTTCTCGGAACAGTGCGCAGCTCGTACAAAAACCGTTAACGCGGTACTGGCGGAAGAACTTGAGGACGACTGTGCGCTGGAACTTACGCCAGAGCAACTCGTCGCTGAGTATGAGAAGCTGCCGTTGTTGCGCCAGCACATCGACAAGGTTGAGAAAGCGATGGCTGCTGCTTTGCATTCAGGTAAGAAAGTGCCAGGATACAAACTGGTTGAAGGTCGCCCCGGTAATCGTGCGTGGAAAGATACCGACGCAGTATTCGAGAAGTACGGTACTATGCTGCAAAAGGTAGTTCTTATGACACCGACCGAAGCGGTTAAAATTGTACCGGAAGAAGAACTGAAAGACTTCATTACCCGTAAGCCCGGTGCGCCATGCGTCGCAACGGCGGATGACACACGTCCTGAGTGGAATCAAGTTACAGAGGAGGATTTAGAATGATTCAAGTAAATGAAATGCCGACTGATAAAGATTTTTTGATGGTATGGCGCTGGGATGGGTATCTACACTCGGAATCGTTCACGTTCTTGAACGGTACCATGATGCGATACGACCCTGTAGAGGATGAGTTCGAACCGGCCAATATGCTTAATTTCGAGAACATAATCCCTATTGCAAAATTTTATTTGACACATGAATAGTTAGCTATTATAGTTCTAATCACTGGCCGGGCAGATCCCGGAGTAAACTGAAACTGAAAAGCGAGAAATCAAATGGGACTGAAATTAAATCTGCGTAAAGTAAACACTGCCTGGGTTAACGTATTCGAACGCGAAAAAGACCGTGAAAACGACGATGGCTCAATCACTAAAGGTCAGTACAGCGCTACTATTATCCTGCCGTCCGACCACGCGCAAATCGACGCGCTCTACGACACCGTTTACGCGGTAGTCGAAGAAGCGTTAGGCGCCGCCGCTGCCGAGAAATGGATGAAGTCCAACTACGGCGAAGGTAAGCACATGGATAAATGTGCGATTAAAGACATTGCCGAGCGCGACAATCCGTTCGAAGACTTCCCGGAAGGCTTCTACTTCAAAGCGAAGGCACAGAAACAGCCTCTGATTGTAACCTCTAAAAAAGGTGAAACTCAGGTAGAGCCTGACTTCAACGTTGAAGGCGAACAGATTGAAGGTGGACAGGTTTACAGCGGCTGCGTTGCCAACGTAAGCGTGGAAGTCTGGTTTAGCCAGAAATACAAAGTTCTCGGTGTTAACCTGCTGGCAATTAAATACGTCGGCGAAGGTAAAGCGTTTGGTGGTTCTAAAGTTGCCGCCAGCGTCAACGACCTGGAAGACGACGAAGAAGATGAAGCACCTCGCCGCGAACGTCGCCGCCGTTAATATCTGAATCAATTTAACTAAGGCCCTTCATTGGGCCTTTTTACTAAGGGTCGAAAATAATGAGTTACCTGTTCTTAGACTTTGAGACATTCTCCGAAGCCGATTTAAAGAAAGTCGGCTCTTACGCTTACGCCGAACACCCAACTACAGAAGTGCTTATCTGTACATATGCTTTTGACGACGAGCCTGTTCAGGTGTGGGATTGCACCGACGGCAGCGACATGCCGGGCGATTTGCACCGCGCGCTACGTCGCCTGATTAAGCCAAACAGCCGTATTAAGATGGTGTGGCACAACGGTGGACTTTTCGATAGGCTCGTCATGAAGCACTGCTGGGGCTTTGATATTCCCGTAAGCAACACCATTGATACGATGATTTGGGCGTTTCGTCACGCGCTGCCGGGGTCACTCGATGCGCTGTGCGAAGTGCTGGGCGTGTCTGCAGACAACGCGAAAGACAAACGCGGCAAGGCGCTGATTCAGCGTTTTTCTAAACCTACGCCAAAGAACTACAAAATCCGCCGCTATACCGCGGAAACGCACCCGGATGAGTGGGCGCTGTTTATCAAGTATGCCGTGAGTGACATCACAGCGATGCGTGAAGTGTTCCATAAGCTGCCGCGGTGGGGTAACTCCGAATTCGAAGACCGTGTACTGGAACTGGACCAGTTAATCAACGACCGTGGGTTTAAGGTTGATGTGACGCTGGCGGAAGCCGCGATTGAAGCCGTGGAAAAACACAAGGCCCAGTTACAGGAAGAAGCCCAACGCAAATACGGCGGCTCACTTACCGGTAAAGACTTTCTGCCGATTCTGCGTGAACTTGCGCCAGCGCACCGCATTCACAACGCGCAGAAGTCAACGCTTAACGACCTGCTGGCGGACGATGATTTACCGGACGACGCCCGCGCGATTATAGAAATGCGCCTCGGGGCGGCATCCACTGCGTCAACGAAATATAGCCCTCTGCTGTTGGGCCGCTCGTCTGACGACCGTCGTCGCGGTTGCCTGCAGTACGGTGGGGCAAAACGTACTCTGCGATGGGCCGGTAAAGGCTTCCAGCCACAGAACCTGGCACGCGGTTACTATCACGATGATGAGCTGGATAAAGGCATTTCGGCGTTACTTAAGGGCCGCGCCCATCGCCGTTTCGATGTAGCCAAGCTAACAGCATCGACGGTTCGTAGCTGCATTATCCCGGAAGCAGGACATAAGTTTGTCGTCGCCGATTACTCGAACGTTGAAGGCCGAGGGCTTGCGTGGCTGGCTGGTGAAGAAACCGCCCTCGATACGTTCCGCGCTGGACTGGATATTTACTGCGTAACAGCAGGTAAGATGTTCGGTATGGACCCCGACGATATTAAGAAAAACTTCAAGGAAATCAGGCAGATAGGCAAGGCTTGCGAACTCGGCCTCGGCTATGAGGGGGGCGTCGGAGCGTTCGTTACGTTCGCTAAAAACTTAGGTCTTGATCTTATCGAGATGACAAAAACAATGGACGGTACATTCCCCGACCACATATGGGCTGCTACCGCACGTGGCTATGAGTGGGCGCGTATCCAGGAAGCAAAGCGACCGCCGCATCCGGGTGAAAAGGATGACCGACCATCGTATATCCTCGATAAGAAAGTGTGGCGTACTTGTGATGCTATCAAGCGTATGTGGCGCGAGTCACACCCCGAAACAGTAGCGTTCTGGCGCGACCTTAAAGACGGAATTTTAGCCGCTGTTCGTAATCCTGGTCGTGAATTTTGGGCAGGGGCACACTTGCGCAGGAATGGGGAAAGGGCTATCCGCATATGGCGTACTGTGGAATTTGATTCATCCGGTAGGAAGGTTCCGGGTTGGTGGTTGTGTATGGAGTTGCCGTCAGGCCGTATCCTCTCATATCCGGGAATCGGCGTTAGTGTGACAAAGGAAACCGACGAAGACGGACGGGTAAATACGAATGTGCGAATAAAATATAAGGGCGAAAACCAGTTAACCCGCCAATGGACTACCCTGTACACCCACGGCGGCAAAGCCTGCGAAAACATTGTTCAGGCGCTGTGCCGTGATTTACTTGCGTATGCGATGATTAATGTTGAGGGTGGCGGGTATCCCATCGTGCTTTCGGTACACGATGAATTAGTGTGTGAAACTCCTGATACACCTGAGTACACGGTGGCTGAACTGGAGAAATTAATGTGTTCGCTGCCCGAGTGGGCTGAGGGGTTCCCTCTTGTAGCAGAAGGTGCGGAGATGAAGCGTTATGCCAAGTAAACTGATTATCGCGGTACTGGCTGGATTCGCCGCCGGTGTTTACTGTCATGAGGGTCAGTACGGCATGATGGTTGCCGTATTGGGTATATTCATCGCAATTTATCTGTGGGTGCTGGAATGAAAATTTACTGGTTATATGAAGAAGACTGTCGAATCTGCCCTCGCTGCGGTATCGCGCATACGAAACGGGAGGGGTGTATAGATGAGTACGCCTGAGGGGCGCGTGCAGAAATACGCAAAAGAGCGATTCGAGGCCCTGGGAGGCCTCGTACGCAAATTGTCGTACGAGGGGCGTTCCGGCGCCCCCGACCTGCTGGTAATTCTCCCTGGTGGCATCATCTGGTTCGTCGAGGTTAAGAAAGACGAAAACACGAAGCCGGACCCGCACCAGTTACGAGAGCACGAGCGGATGCGTAAACGTGGTGCAAATGTTTTTGTCGTTGGTTCGTTTAAACAGGTTGACGACCTAATAGCGGGCTATTATAGTTAATCACACACCAACAATATAAGGAATTGAGAAATGAAACACGAATACGACCGCAAACCAGCACGTGACATCGTACCGGGTGACATGATTTTCAACGTTAAGACACGTCAACCTGTTGCCGTTGATACGGTGTTCGTCGAGTCGAACGGTAAACTGGTTATCGAAGATGTAACGGGTAACGTTACGGCGTTCGGGCGTAAAGAGCTGGTGCTGGTGGCGAAATGAACTATTACAATGAATGGGATAAAGGCGCAGCCGCGTGGCTGCGTGAGTTGATAAAACAGGGTCACATACCTTTTGGAGTTGTAGATGAAAGAAGCATTACCGAAGTTAAGCCAGAAGACCTTGACGGGTTCACCCAGTGTCATTTTTTCGCGGGTATCGGCGGCTGGCCTCTCGCGCTCAGACTTGCGGGAGTTTCTGAAGATACGCCTATATGGACGGGAAGTCCGCCTTGCCAACCGTTTAGCACGGCAGGAAAGCAACTCGGACAGTTCGACCAGAGACACCTCGCACCTGTGCTCCTCGACCTCATCAGCGAGTGCCACCCTCCAGTCATCTTTGGGGAGCAGGTTGCGGCAGCAATTGCAAAATCGTGGATGTGCGATTTACAAACTCACCTGGAAAGAGAAGACTACGCCGTCGGGTTTGCCGTACTCCCAGCTTGTAGCGTCGGCGCACCGCACAAAAGGAATCGATTGTTCTTCGGAGCGCAGCAACTGGCCAACACCGTGTGCGAACAACTCGGCGGGAGCAGGCCATCAGGGCAGGAACGGGGGCCACAATCTGCAAACAGAGGCATCTCTGACACAGCCAATCCGCCTAACGGGTTCTGGTCAGATGCTGACTGGCTCGGATGCCGGGATGGAAAATTCAGGCCAGTTGAACCCAGCACATTCCCGCTGGCTAATGGGGTACCCGCCAGAGTGGGACGATTGCGCGGTTACGGCAATGCTATCGTCCCGCAAGTAGCCGCTGAATTTATAAAGGCGTTCATGGGGGCCGTAAATGAGTAAGTTTCAAAGGCGCGAATACCAGAAGCTAATGACTTCGTTCATGTTGCGGCACCATCGCTGTAATATTTGGGCGAGCATGGGCGCCGGGAAGACTGGCAGCGTACTGTGGACATTAAACCGACTGTTCCGCAACGGGCAGCTTACAGAAGAGGACCGCGTGTTAATCCTCGCCCCGTTGCGCGTTGCATCAGGCACATGGCCGGCGGAACAAACTAAGTGGAATTTCCCATGTCTGCGTGTCGTAGACGCGACCGGTTCAGAGAAGCGCCGCATCGCGGCGCTGGAGTCGGACGCTAACGTGGTGTGCACGAACTATGAGGTAATAGAGTGGTTGATTGACTACTACGGCAAAGACGACTGGCCTTTTACCGTTATCGTTGCCGATGAAAGCACGAAACTGAAGTCATTCCGCAGCCGTTCAGGCGGCAGCAAGCGGGCGAAGGCGCTTAGTAGAGTGGCGTTCGGAAAGGTTAAGCGTTTTATCAACCTGACAGGTACACCATCGCCTAACGGCCTCAAGGACTTGTGGGGACAGAACTGGTTTATCGACGCGGGCGAGCGCCTCGGTTCTTCGTACACGGCATTCACCGACCGCTGGTTTAACTCGGTGCAGAAAGGCAAATCTGCTATGGCGCGCGAATACCACGCCCGCCCGGGTGCGGATACTGAAATCCACCAGAAGATGAAGGACATCAGTCTCACGATTGACGCCGCTGAGTGGTTCGGATGCGAAGCGCCGGTTATCGTACCTGTTGAAATCGACCTGCCGAAGAAAGCGCGTCAGGCGTACATAGATATGGAGGAGAAGTTATTTGCGGAACTGGAGAGCGGGGAAGTCGAAGCGGCTAACGCGGCGGCGAAGACGTCGAAGTGTTTGCAGATTGCATCCGGTGCCGTGTATGTATCCGGACCAGACGGAGAAGCAACGAAAGACTGGGAGAAAGTGCACGATACGAAACTGGATGCGCTGGAGTCAATTGTGGAGGAGTTGCAGGGCGCGCCGTTGCTGGTCGCCTATCAGTTCAAGCACGAACTTGAGCGCATCCTTAAGCGATTCCCACAGGCGCAGGCGTTTTCCAAAGGCGCGAAGGGTAATAAGCAGATGGAAGCGTGGAACCGCGGCGAAATAGAAATCTTATGCGTACACCCTGCGTCAGCCGGGCATGGTTTGAATTTACAGGACGGCGGCCATCATCTGGCGTTTATTTCACAAGGCTGGAATCTTGAGCACTATTTGCAGGTTGTCGAGCGCATCGGCCCTGTTCGCCAGAAACAAGCTGGGCACGAGCGCCCGGTGTTCCTTTATCACATAGTCGCTAAAGACACGCTGGACGAGGTTGTTGCCGCGCGTACCGACGAGAAGAAATCGGTACAGGAAGAGTTGCTTAACTACATGAAGAGACGAGGTAAGAAATGAACATCATAGCCCCGATTCCAGCATTGCAAAAACGTATCAAGGAACTCGAAGAGGAGGTTCTACGCCTACGGCAACAGAGAGATGCCGCTAATGCGCAACTGGCGTTTGTGCTGGAGAAGTTATCGGAAGAGTAGAGAAAAGGCCCCAAACGGGGCCTTAGTTTTATGTTATTGATGGAGTCTGACGCCAGTTAGTCCCGTCGAAGGTGTATTCAATTATATCCCCTCCGCCAAGATTTTTAGCAATATTAGCATTGTTGACAATACCGCCAATACCCGGATTGTGGTTGAACACAACGGTATTAGCGGAGCCGTTACGAATGGCTAATCTGAACCCGGGGGACACAGGCTGCCCAATTACGTCATTAACGTTAATACTGCTATAAGAACTAGAAGCCGCTGCCGTGGTGATAAACACTGCTCCAGAATTGAATAATGAATCCCCGACAGTAAGGGCCTGCGCTGCTCCAGAAACCGTTACCTCTGTGTATCCAGGTCTGGGCTTGCCCGCGCCTAATACCTTAGCACGCACGCCGGATAGCCTGTTATTCGCATAGCTGTTCCCGAGCGTAAGCCCCGCAAATGCGGGCCCGTAATTCACCGCCAAATGAATATTAGACCCGACGAACAATCCAACACCACTGGAAACTTCAAAGGCAGTATCAACGGCGGCGGCATTCGTGATTGAACCATAGAACCCATCAACGGTGAGTTGCTCGCAGAACCCAACTGAAGCTAGTTTGACACTGCTAACCGCTGATACACCATTAAGAGACACATTATACAGCTTACCAGAGGCCCCGCCATCGATGACAAAATCGGCGTAGGTAGCCCCACTATAGCTGACCCCGTTAACTACAATATCGTTAACAACCCCGGCAGTCGACCCGTTAATACGGCAGTTTATCGCGGAGCCTGTACTTTCAAGATTAGATACAAGAATGCGCTCCATTTGTGCTGTGGTAGCAATCAGCCACACGCCCTGGCTGCAAACGCCGTTGCCTACGTTAACATGGCCCGTAACAACGACATTTTTGGCTGTACTGAATTCGGCGTCAGATTTGATAATCAGCCCGGTATCGCAGCTATAAGTTATAAGACCCTTAGCCACAACATTTCTACTTTTTATGGCAACACCGAACAGGTTATACGCGCCGGTAACATCAGAAATATGGGCGGCATCGTACCCCTCTACCAGACAGGCATGGAAAGCGTCAGTTGCTGCAAGACCAGCAGCTACTACATTTCTAACCCTAGCGCTAGCACCTGCCGCGTTATCTGTTGACAACACCAGGGCGTCTCCTGGGGAGCCGGTAGGCCGCTTAAACCCCATGTTTTCAATTACAACTTGATTTCCAGAAAAACGCATGCCGCCGATAATTCTGCTGCCGGATGTCATTGTATTTGTCGATGCGTTATAAAAAGGTACTTTATCGCCAATAATTGTAATGTTTTGAGTTACAGTCCCGCCTGTATACACATATGGTTTTGATGGGACCCTGAGGGGGATGTTATTGGAGGAACAGTACACAATAGCGTTAGTTATAGCGGTAGTGTCGTCAGTAGTGCCATCACCTACCGCGCCGAAATCATCGGGGGTCATATACCCTATTTTGAAATGATCAACCTCGCCCTGCACCGTGCGCCCCGAAGACGTACCAACTAACCCTGCACCAGTGCTTAGGGCCAAATCACGGCGCAATGCAGCTTCGCTAACGGCAACCCATGCGGTCTTACCTACTCCGCCCGTCGAGGCTGGCGTCGAAGATGCCGGGATAGTTTTTGGCAGAGCACCCTTCCATGCATAATAGTTGCCGTCGCCTGATGGCCCAGGCCACAACACCGCCAGGTCAGCGTCGTTAACGCCCAACGTCCCACCTGTTTCGAATGTGAAAGACGCAGGTCTGAACCCGGCGTCGCGCAACACGGCGGGGAGTGTCTTCTGCGTCTGCCCTGTAACCTGATTTGTTGCGTAATCAATATCAGCACCAGTAGCAACACCACCGGATTTACCAGTAATAACCTCAGCTTCAAAAATCTGGTGCTTCTTGGCGGTCTGTAAATCCGCCAGGCTTAAAACGTCACCGCATCCGCTTGACATATAGAGTCCTCTTTAATTAAAACCATTGCTGAATCCATCGGAGAAACCGCTGCCGTATGGCGCGACGCCGTCGTATTTATAGAATCCGTCGTCATAGTTGTAGCCAGTAATCTTGACCGTGCGGTCGTCGCCCGGGTCGATTGAAGAAACAACTATCTTCTGAGCATTATGCCTTGCTTCGTTGCCGAATGAAAACTCAGTTTTTAGCGCGCTATTCCCCGTGTAGATTGCTTCTTCCGGCGCGGAGAGCATAATCACCTCGCGGTCGTGGCTTCCTTTGATAACCGAGATACTCTGCACAGAGCCATCGCGCTTCTTGAGGATGATGGAGTGGTCGTCTCCGGGGGTAAACGTAACTGGCTGAGACAGCGTAAGCGTAAGCCCGTTAACGGCAACAACATAACCATCCTGCGGCGCGATGCGTGAGCCTTTAACCACGCTGATTACGCCGCCCGGTGTAGCGAGTGCCCCCTCTTCGGTAGCTTCGAACTCTACGACAACTTTACTTAACGCGTTGCGCTGGTAGCGACGCCACGCCAGCCAATATGCCTGCTGATAGTTACGTACGCCCTTCGATTCATATTCCTCGGTGTTTGCTCCGAGTTCTTCCGGGATATAAATCGTTTCCTGTACGTTAGTATCCGGGTCGATGTATGAGAACGACAGGCTATCATAGGTTGTCGAATCGTTGAACGTGCGCGTCCATTTCTCTGTACCAGTAGTTTTGCTGCGGTGGGTGAACACCATCTCAGGCCCAGCAACCGGACGGTCGAATCGCAGCATAATATCCGCACCTTTACGGTACGCAGTACAGAACACGGCTTCCGCTATAGTCTGAACGATGTCCTGCATCGTGGTGTCGTAGTCGTCGAACGTGTAGCAGAATTGTCCCGCTAATTCACTGCCGAAATAGGACTCAATTTCTTCCTGCACAGCGAGTAACTTGTCCATGTTTGCGGTTGTCAGTTCTAAGTTACCTACCGCCGGGTCACGGGCCAGTCTGATTAGCGACTGCACCGCCTGAGTATTTGTGGTCATTACAGTATCGAATATGCCGTTACCTAAGTATTTGTAACACATCTCGGTTGCTATCATGCGTAGTTCCGGTTCTGACACCTCCGCGGCACGTGGCGTTTGTTTACGAGCGCAGTGTACGGTGGTTCTGTTGCCGTAGTGTGGGGTTGTGTCCAGAGACTGCCCGTACATATTAGTGAAAGTAACCTCATCACTAACAGTACCTTCAAAATCTTTATCGGTGTCGGAAACACGACGCATACGGGCGCGGAATCTGGAAGCAGTTGGTAAACTTCCGTAAAGAGTAATACCTGTGTAATCCGTGTTCCGGCCTGTTACGGTTCCTTGTACAGTAAATATATCACCTACAGGCTGTTTCAGCGCATCAACCATCTGGTATTGCAGTTCCACTGTCACTGAAGCGCGGTTATAGCCGCCGTTGTATTTATACATGCCGTTGCTGGCGGCGACATTGGCTACAACACGGTCGACAGTACCGCGGGTGATGTACGCCCATTCAGAGAGAGAAGCCGCGTAAGTGTCCGCCGGGCCTATAAGATGGTTACCCTCTTCACCTATAAACCACACAGACGCCCCTAGCTGGTTCCATACTGATTGATTTGTACTGACGTCCACAATAAGGGTGGTTTCACTAACCGAAAGAACAGTGTACCTCCCGTCTAAGTTAACCTCATTACCTAAAGACCCAGGAGTTGTGTCCGCATATACGTTATCGAAATATGCCAGGTCTCCGACAGCCAAAAACTCATCGAAACCAGCGTCATCGCCTATTACAACACCTGTTGTTCCCTGCCGCTGGACAGTGTAGTCCTGCACGTCTATAGCGATGTCATTAGGTGCGGGAAGAACAGCGCCATCGACATCGGCGTTTTTAAATGTAACGTACAATTTCTGGTCTATAGGGTCGCCGATATGCAATTGTGGGGTGCTGGTGTTATTTGGCGAAGTGTAAGGAGAATACACCGTCACCGACGAGCCGGTTATCTCGCTGATTCTGGTATCTGCCTCAGTTACACCGTCTTCCTCAATATGCAGATACCCTCGACCGGCGTCATAGTACGCATATTCAATAAGCGCACCCGCGGCATTAAACACCTTATATGTCTGCATCAGGTCATTGGGGATGGTCTGCACTGTCCCGCAGATATCATAGGAACGCTCATAAGGTCGTGGCTTGTTTGAGCGGTCGGTGAGACTGTTGTTAGGCGACGTAGCCTGATTGTTGGTAGCGGAATAATTAGCGTTAGCCGCTGTGTTTAGCCCGAACAATTTGGCGATTGGCTTAAGGATGAAACTGAATACACTCCCGATGGCGTCGCCAATGCCGCCGCCAGCGCCCTCAATAATGTGGTACACGGCGTCCTCGTCTTTGAGCGCGTCGAAGTCGTCTGTAACATCAGTATCATCACCAATCTCGCCAAGATAGACGCGTACCGGAACGCCGTCCGGGATACGGTTAACGACAAACCCCATCGGCATCCCGACGTGTTTTGTACGGTTGAAAGCGCCATCAGCGTTTCGCGTGTAGTGCAGGATTATCGCCAAAATTCAATCTCCGTGTACGTGTCTCTGAGATCCGCCAGCCTGTCAAGCCGTACCTGACGGGAAGCAAGCTCGCAATGGCTCACCATCCCGTCGAAGTAAACTCCTGCGTGCCACACGATACGACCGCCGCGGCGATACCCCATAAGCACCGCACAGAAGTTTTCAGGCTTATCAATTTTTGTAAGTCCCTTCGTGTTGCGATGTCCTTCGTCGAACGCTTCGTTAATCGCCGTTGGGCTTGCAACGTCGAACGCTGGGGTTTCTAACCCGGCATCCGCGCGGACAATGCGCACGTGATGCCAGCAATTACGTTTGCGAAAGTCGTAAGGTATTCCCGTGTAGTCGTTAATATTCATGTAGTCAACAGGCCGCGTAATAACGGTATCTCTTTAGGTGTCATCAGTATACCAGTGCTTCGTTGGTTCAGCATAGGTGTACCGACATCCGCAGAGAACTCGCCCTTCTCCTGGTTGATGGCCTGTAACTCGTACACGACAGGGCCGTCCGCCGGATAAGACAGGTCGGTGCTGACGTAACGGCGAAATACGAACTTCGGCAACTCCGTATTGCCCATTGGGATTTTATCCATCTCATCATCAAGTTGATTGAGGATATCCGGTAAAGTAAACGTGGTCGTCTGGTCCATATCACTGTTGTTAGCGGCCCCCGACGCCTCCATCGGGGTGGGTTCGAATGTGATAGTTTCGCCGGTTTCCAGTGTCGCCGTAAGTTCCTGTAGCCCACGAACAAGATAGTACGTCTTTGACAACAACGGGTGGCTGATTTGCAAC